CAAAACAAAAACCGGCGAGGCCGTTGCGCCGCGGCCGTGGCTGGCGCGGTCGAAGATGCCACCCGACGTGCCGCAGGCCGAAGGCGTGACCCGAAGCTTCCGCCAAGTTGACGTAAGCTGGACGATCCCTGCCGAACGGCCTTCGATATCGGAGGGACAGATCGACAAGATCGCCGGGCGAGTGTCCGCCGTCGAAGAGCGCCGTGCGGCTGAGGCGGAAACAAAAAAACGACGGCGCAAGGACGCGGCGCGCGCTGAAGCAACATTCGAAGATGCTCTCACGTCGGTGCGCGAAGGCCGCTCGCCTTACGTCAACGGCGGCGATGATCTCGGCACGATCGAGATCGGTGACCCTCTTGAGGCGGACAGCAAGGGGCGTCTCAAGATGCGAACCAAGATCGTCAACCTTCGTGACGATCCTGTTGGCCGGATGGCGAAGCGCGGGCATCTCGGCCACGCTGAAGAGCGCGACGTGCGGCTCAAAGCAGCCCGACACTGGCAACGATTTTACGAACACGCCGAGATCGGCGGTGCACGCGGCATCGATCCAACGCGCGACGTCGTTGATGGCGGCGGCTTCGTGACGCCGGACACGGACAAGCGCGTCGTCGCGCTCGAGCAGCTCGGGCGGCTCGGTCGCGCTTTGGGCCAGGAAGGCGAAAATCTGATCCGGCGAGTGCTCGGCGAGAAACTGGAGCTACGCGATATCGCCACCATGATGGGCGTGCTCGGTGTTTCAAAAACTATGGACGAAAAAGTGAACGATCGTCTCGGCTGGCGTTTCCGGGAATGCCTCGACACGCTCGCCGGCGAATTGGGCTATTCCGGCAAAGGCCGGGCGGCACGGCAGCCGCGGGACGCTCACGCCGACATGGCGCGCTATGCAAATACCCCCGGATTACATCGCGCTGTGCATCGAGCACGAACTGGACGTTGACAGGGGGGCCCCTTCAAGGGCAGTAAATTGCCTCGGTCAAATTCTGTGATTCGGTCTCAACGCCCCAGCGCCTCGAAAGGTTCCGGGGCGTTTCGCGTTTGGAGGCCCGCATGATCGAACTGCAACTCGACCTTTCAGATTTCGAGAAGCAGGCCCGCCGCCTCGGCGGTGCGATCGACCAGGTGCCGTTCGCGCTGTCGCTGGCGCTCAATCAGGCTGCCACCAATGCTCGGCGCGTGCTGGTACAGGACACCTGGCCGCAGCACGTCACCCAACGCAATTCGAATTTCATCGGCTGGTCACTGCGAACGATCTTCTCGACGAAGCACACCCTACGCGTCGAGATCTATGATCAAACGCCGGATCAGCGCGCGCATCTGAAGCTGCACGCCGTCGGTGGCACCAAGACGGCGCGCAAGCGCCTTGCGATCCCTCCGAAGGGAAGCGTCGTGCGGACAGCCCGCGGCGTGCGCAAGGACCAAAAGCCCGCGGCCATCATCGCACGCACGCCGAAGCGCGCGCTCCGGATCACGGCGAGAGGCATCTTGGTCGGTGTCGGCGGCAAGCTGGTATTGAAATATCTCTTCCGCCAAAGCGTACAGCAGCCGGCCGACGTGCCGTTCGAGGATGCGTTTCAGGACGCGATCCTTCACGACGTGCACACGTCGTTTCCGGCCGCTATGATGCGAGCGATGCGCGGACGTCGTTGATTTAATCTCGGAGGTCGGGCCCGTGCGTCTTTCAGAACGTGCGATCCGGATCGAAGAAACGCTTCACAAAATTCTCGAAAAGGAGGACGCCATCATGGCTGCCATCGACGATCTCAACGCCGCCGTCGCCGCGCTGACCAGCAACTTCGCCACGCTCGATACTGCTGTCCAGGCCGAGCTCGCCGCCCTCACGGCCGCAATTGCCGTGAACAACAGCAGCGCCATCGAAACGGCGGTTGCCAACATCAGCGCGGTCACCTCGAAGATGTCAGCCGACGCTGCTGTGCTGAGCGCGTCGACCGCGCCTCCGCCAGCTGCTCCGGCTGCGCCAGCTTCGGGATCGTAGTTTCCCTCAACAAAAAATCACGGGTCCCTTCTGGAGGGGTCCCCATCCACGGGACACGCGCAAGCGAGGATCACTCGCAGTTTCAGCGCATTTTCGTAGCCTAAAAAGCCAGTCTAAAGACGCTAAAATGGCCTGGCTAAAAATGCGCGGGTCACGGCGTGGATGAACCATCGACTTCGGCAACTCCGGAACCCGAGATCGTCTCCAAGTCGGAGTTCGCACGTCTGACCCACGTCGTGCCTGGCCGGGTCACGCAATGGATCTCCGAAAAGAAAATCTACGGCGACGCGCTCGTCGGCGAGGGCCGATCAGCCAGGATCCGTGCCGCCGTTGCCCGCGGCCAGCTTCGCCGGCACATCGACATCGGCCAACGCCACGGCAACGGCCTCGGGACCAGGTTGGACGATCCGCCGCCGGCGGCCGCTCCGGTCGAGGCGCCGCCTGGCGCCCAGGTCATTCCATTCCAGCGACCCGCGCCTGCGTCCGATCCGATTGAGGAGCGGATCAAGCAAGGTCGCCTCGAGGGCATCGAGCGGGACAATCGCCGTAAGGCCGAGGAAGAAGCCGAGCGCCGCGGCCTCTACACCAGGACCGACGACGTCAGAAAACAATTTGGGAGGGTTACCTCTCAAAACGTCGACGCCGTCGAGGGCTGGTTGGGAGAGGCGGCGGCGAAAATCGCCGCGGCGTTCAATCTGTCGCAACGCGACGTCCTGCACTTGCTGCGAAATGAATTTCGGGCATTCCGCGCAACCTCGAGCACGATGCTACGCCAACAGGCCGGTGAGCTCGCCGAATTCGTCGACGGCGACGTCGAGGAGAGCGCAACCGACGAGCTCGTCGATCAAGACGACGGCACGCCCGACTGACCATGGGCATCATGCTCGCCAACGCCGATCGCCTCGCCATGGAGGCGATGGCCGCTGCGCTCGAGCCGCCGCCGGCGATCGACTACCTGGCCTGGGCCGAACGCAACGTCGTCATCGGCGAAGGTTCGTTTCCGGGCCCGTACAATCGAAGACTCTTCCCGTATTTCGACGAGATCCTGCGCGCGTTGTCGCCGGACGATCCGTGCCGCTTCGTGACGCTGATGGGCTCGGCGCAAGTCGGCAAGACAACGGTTGCCAACGTCTTCACCTGCGGCGCGCTGGTGATGGGCAAGGGGAACTTCCTCTACGCCCATCCGACCGACGACAATGCGCGCCGCTGGTCGAAGATGAAGCTCGCGCCGCTGATGCGCTCGACCGCGGTCGTGCGGGCGCAGTTTCCGCAGCGTACCCGCGACATCGCGGATTCCATCTCCTACAAAGAACGCAAAGACGGCCTGGCGACGCTGCTCATCACCGGCGCCAATTCGCCGGCATCGCTGTCGCAGGTCACAATCCACTTTCAGGTCCAGGACGATCTCGCAAAGTGGGAGATGAACTCGGCCGGTGATCCCGAGGCGCAGGCGGACAACAGATCTCGAGCGATCGAGTTCGCGAAGATCTTCAAGGTCTCGACGCCGCTGGTCATTCCCGGCTGTCGCATCACCCGGGACTTCGAGGCCGGCAGCCAGGAGCATCCTTACGTTCCGTGTCCGCATTGTGAGCAGATGCAAGTGCTCGAATGGGACAATATGCTGGCGGCGCTCAATCCGGACAAGCCGGAAGACGCGCACTTCACCTGCATCGCCTGCGGCGCGACGATCGAGGAACATCATCGGCCGCAGATGCTGGCGAAGTTCGAGTGGCGCGCGCACAATCCGAACGCCAGCCGCGAGCATCGATCCTTCTGGATTTGGTCCGCCTATTCCTACCTGCAGTCTTTCGCGCGTATCGCCCAGGAATGGCTGAAGGCCAGAGGCGACCCCGCCAGCGAAAAGACCTTTATCAACGACGCCGCTGGCAAACCATATCGTGCTCAAGGCGAAGCGCGACCTTGGGAGGATCTGCGCGATCGGGCGGCGGCCTCGCACTACGTGCGGGGAACGGTGCCGGCCGGGGCGGTCCTCCTCATGCTCGGCATCGATTGTCAGCACGATCGGGTCGAGTGGCAGCTCGTCGGCTTCGGCCGCGAGTATCGTCGCTATGTGATCGACTACGGCATCGTCGATCGCCACATCTCGGATCCGGATTGCCAGCGCAACCTCGACCTGGTGCTGGCGAAGCAGTGGCGCAACGCCGCCGGTCAACATCTCGGCGTCGATCAAACAGCGATCGACGGCAACGCCTGGACGGAGGACGTCTGGAGTTTTGCTCGGCGGCATCCGGCATCGAAACTGATCATGGTTCGCGGCCGCGGCGATGATGCCGCGCCGCGGCTGGCGCGGGTCAAGCGCGAGCGCAACGAAAAGACCGGCAAGCTCCTGAAATATTCGAAGAGGTTCTATCACCTCGGCGTGTCGGTCCTGAAGATGTCGCTCTATCGCGACCTTGCCAAGGACGATCCGTTTTCGGTCGGCTTCGTTGCCTTCCCGTCCGGTCTTGGTGACGACTATTTTCAGGAGCTCACGGCCGAGCGCCGCGTGCCGGTCAAGCGAAACGGCTTCACGGTCTTTCGCTGGGTCAAGGACGATCGCCAGGATAACGAGGCGCTCGACACGCTGATCCAGGCAACAGGAGCTGCGCTCAAGTTCGGCGTCTACGGTATGTCCGAGACGAGCTGGGCGAGGCTCGAGGCGGAGCGCGAGATCGTTCGCGGGCCGTCGCAGATGGATCTTGAGGATATGCTCGGTGCGCCCAGCAGGGGCGCTCCGACATCCACATCTCATCAGGTTGCTGCGGCCGCGAAAAAACAGCGACGGTCCATTGCGAGCATTCTGCCGAGGTAGCAATGCGATTCAATCCGAACGAGACCATGCTGGCAGGGCTGCCGAAGGCGACGCTGCAGCAATGGCTCACGACGGCGCAGAGCGCGTATATGCAGCTCATCACGGGCGGCAAACCGATTTCTGTCAGCTACGACGGCAAGGCGGTCACCTATACCGCCGCCGGCGCGGCGCAGCTTCAAGCCTTCATCATGTTGCTTCAGCGGCAGTTGGGGATCAACAGAGGGCGCCGCGCTCTACGGCCATACTTTCGCTAATTCAATGCCGAGGTTTGTAGATGAGCAAACAAGAAGGAGTTGTCCTCTACGGGCCTGACAATAAGCCGATCGTTCGCAAACCGAGCAAAGCGCGCGCTCTCGCCGGCGGAAACGGACGCTTCGGCAATCTGCCCTATGACGCGGCCGATATTTTTGGTCCGCATATGGCCGATTGGGGCGCCTATCTTTGGTCGCCTGATGGGGAACTAAATCCCTATAGAGATCGGATTGTTTCCAGAACCCGCGATGCAGTCCGCAACGACGGATGGGCGTCGGGCGTCGTCACGCGCATTCTCGATAATGCAATCGGCGCCGCACTCCGTCCGATCGCAAAACCCGACTATCGATTTCTCTCGCAGGTAACGGGTATCAAGGGCTTCGATCACGCGTGGGCAAAAGACTTTGCCCGCGCGATTGATGCCAACTGGCGCAGTTGGTCGAACGATCTCGGCCGCTACTGCGACGCCGGTCGCAATCTGACTTTCACCCAGATGATGTATCTCGGCTTTCGCCATAAGCTGGTCGACGGTGATGCTCTTGCCGTCATGATGTGGCTGCCGGAACGGGTTGGGCTCGGGAAGGCTCGCTATTCGACCGCCGTGCAGATGGTCGATCCGGATCGGCTATCGAATCCGCAGCTGCGCTTCGACGCGCAGATCATGCGCGGCGGCGTCGAGATCGATAAGCACGGCGCCGCGATCGCGTATCACATCCGCCGCGCCCATCAGGGCGATTGGTTCAGCGCCGCGGAGTCCATGACGTGGGATCGGGTGCCCAGAGAGACCTCTTGGGGCCGGCCTGTCGTCGTGCACGACTATGATGGCGACCGCGCCAGTCAGCATCGCGGCGGCGCCGGCATTTTCGCGCCGGTTCTTCAGCGCCTCAAGATGCTGATAAAATACGACGGCGTGGAGCTTGACGCCGCGATCATCAATGCAATCTTTGCTTCGTATATCGAGTCGCCGTTCGATCGCGAGCTCGTGGCTGAAGCGATCGACGATGGCGAGCATCTGGACCGTTACCAGGAAGCGCGTCGAGACTGGCACGATAAGAAGCCCATCGTCCTCGGCAACGCGCGCATTCCAATCCTGTTTCCAGGGGAAGAGATCAAGTCGGTAAGCGCGAACCGCCCCGCAGGAAATTTCAAGGCATTTGAAAATGCGGTGCTGCGCAATGTTGCTGCCGGCACCGGCGCTTCGAGTCAGCAAGTCAGCAACGATTGGTCGGATGTCAATTATTCGAGCGCGCGAGGAGCACTGCTCGAGGCGTGGAAAACCCTGAGCCGCCGGCGTCAGGATTTCACCTTCAGTTTTGCGGATCCAATTCGATCGGCGTGGCTCGAAGAATCGATGAGCATCGACGATCTGCCATTGCCGAAGGGCGCACCTGATTTTCTTGAGTATCGCAGCGCCTATGCGCGATGCACCTGGCTTGGTCCAGGCATTGGCTGGATCTCACCCGTCGATGAGGCACAGGCGGCCATCATGCGGATGGACGGCGCGCTGTCGACGCTTCAGGACGAGTGCGCTGCGCAGGGCCTGGAGTTCGAGGAAGTGCTCGAGCAGCGCCGCTACGAGCTCGAGCTCTTCGAAGAATACAACATTCCGAAGCCGGAATGGGCCGGATTGGTGGCTGCTAACAAAGCTGCGCAGCCCGCGCCGGCGAAATAGGACGGCTGATAATGATCCGCGCCGACCGATTTCTCAATGTGCCGTTGGCGCTGTTGCCGCGCGAGACGGAGAAGATCCTGCGGGCGATCGAGATCCGCGAAGAACCGCAGGCGCTTGTGATCGAACGTGAGACCGCGGCCGAGGATCGTCCTTATGATTTTCTCGAAGGCATCGCCATCGTCCAGATCGGCGGCGTGTTGGTGCATGAGGAAGATTTTTGGTCCTATTTTCTCGGCGAGACGAGCTATGATCGCATCCGCTCCTGCTTCAATCGCGCGCTCGGCGATGCCGATGTGAAGGCGGTCGCCTTGCATGTGAATTCGCCAGGTGGCGAGGTCGCGGGCTGCTTCGATCTTGCCGACGTGATCTATCAGGCGCGCGGCGACAAGCCGATCGTCGCCATCCTCGACGAAAGCGCGTATTCCGCGGCCTACGCCTTAGCAAGCGCAGCGGACCGGATCGTCGTGCCGCGCACCGGCGGCACGGGCTCGATCGGCGTCGTCGCGATGCACGTCGATATCACCGGCGCGTTGGATAAATTCGGCATCAAGGTTTCAACGATCCAGTACGGGGCGCGGAAGACGGACACCTATCCGACAACGCCGCTTTCCGATGCTGCGCGTGGGCGCTTCCAGGCAGAAATCGATCAGCTCGGCGAAATGTTCGTCGAGATAGTTGCACGCAACCGCGATATTTCCGCGGCCTCGGTCCGCAAGACTGAGGCCGGCACGTTTCTCGGCGAAGCGGGTGTCGAACAAAAACTCGCCGATGCCGTCATGTCGCCGCAGGAGGCCTTTGCCGCCCTGCTCGATGAAATCGCGTAACTCCCAACATCTTCTTTCAAACAGGAGACTTCCATGAATTTGGCAAAGCTCGCCGGCGTTTCGCCGTTTGCTGGTTTGGGTCGCAACAAAGTCGTCGTTGCCAAGGCCGAAGGCGACGACGAAGAGGACAAGAACAAAAAGACCAAGAAGGCGGAGGACGACAAGGACGAGTCCGACGAAGAGGACAAGAACAAAAAGACCAAGAAGGCGGAGGACGACAAGGACGAGTCCGACGACGAGGACAAGAAGGACAAAAAGTCCAAGAAGGCGGAGGACGACAAGGACGAGTCCGACGACGAGGACAAGAAGGACAAAAAGTCCAAGAAGGCCGACGACGACGAAGGCGATGAGCCGGAAGCGCGCCTCAGCGCCGGTGACGTCGCCCGCATCCGCGCCAACGAACGCAAGCGCATTCGCGCGATTGCCGAATCCGAGGCCGGCCAGGCCAATCCTGACGCGGCCTACGAGCTCGCCGTCAACAGCGACATGCCGCTCGAGAATGCGATCGCCATGCTGCGCGCGGTCGGGCCTGCCAACGCGCAGACAGCCAAGGATGGTTTGCGTGAGCGTATGGCCGGCACGCGGCAGCCGGACATCGGCGTCGGCGATGACGGCGCACCGGAGGGTGACACTACCAAGGCGACCGCCGAGAGAATTCTTGCCGCTGGCAGGAAGGCCCGCGGCGAGGCTGCGTAATCTTCCACGTTACGTCGCCGCGCCGCGCCGACGGTTTTCCCAGCAACTCCAATCTTAGGAGGATCTAAGTGAGCCTCAATCCGTCTTTGATTTCCGACAATCCGCAACAGCCTTCGGCCGTTGCCGAGACATACATCCCTGACGGCCTTATCGCCGGCGATCTGAAACTGGTGACCGAAGGCATGGCACTGATTACGGGCGGCGTGAATCTCTCGCGCGGTACGGTGCTCGGCAAACTGCTGGACGGCACCGCCTCAGCCTCGACCGGCAAGACGTTCGCGACCGGCCAGGTCACGATCGCGGAACTGCCGGCGAGCGGCGACACGCTGACGATCGGCGGCACCGCGATCACGTTCCTGACGCCGCCCGGCAGTTGGCAAGACGAGCCGCCGGCCGGCAACAACGTCTATATCGGCACGACCACGTTGCAGACCGCGCAGAATCTCGTCGCCTTCCTCAACGGGTCTGCGGATTCCAATCTGATCAAGTTCGGCTATTCGCTGCATAGCACCGCCGACGAAACCGTTGTCGTGACGGCAAAGGTGATCGGCACCGGCGGTAACTCGCTCACGCTTGCAACGTCCGACGCGACCGCTTTCGCGTTGTCCGGCGCGACGCTCTCGGGCGGCACTGCGAACACCGGCAACGCCACGGTCGGCTCGATCAGCAACGGCGTTGCGACCAAGCCCGGCAATTACACTGCCGTCTGTCTGACTGCGATCACGGCGCAAGTGTACGATCCGAACGGCGCAGAGCTCGGCGTCGCTACCTTTGGTGCCGCGTTCGCCAGTCCGCAGATCAACTTTACGATCACGGCTGGCGGCACGCCGTGCATCGCCGGCGACACGTTCAACATCGCCGCCGCCGCTGGTAGCGGGTCCTACAAACTGGCAGTTGCTTCCGCGACGGACGGCAGCCAGTATCCGGTTGCGATCCTGGCCGACTACGCGGCAGCCGCAGCTGGCGACGTTAACAGCGGCGTCTATCTGATGGGCGAGTTCAACGTCAACTGGATCACGCTCGATCCGAGCATCCCGGTTGCCGCGGCAAAGTCGGCGCTGCGTCTGCTCGGCATCTTCCTCAAGGGCGCCGTAAGCGCCGACGATCCCGCCGGCGAGTAACGCTTTTTCTTCATCGTCAGCCTGAAAAGGGCGTCCCGGCATTCGGGGCGCTTTTTTCTATTCCAGAGAACGGAGAACGACTTCCATGGCTTCTTCACCAACGCCCGGTCCGGGTCCTGCCGGCACCAATCTGCTCTACGACACTGCCGTGCTTGTGCAGGTGGTGGCGAACCTGAAACGTCCGACTTCGTTTTTGTTGGACAAGTTCTTTCCGAATATCGTGACGTCGGATACCGAATTCGTCGCGATCGACGTCGATGTCGGCAAGCGCCGTATCGCGCCGTTCGTATCGCCGCTGGTCGAAGGCAAGTTGGTCGAA